AAAATCTCCAAAGTCGCTGGCATACATGTCTGCTGCTGCCTGAATCTTGGTTGCACCAATCATCTGGCGTGCGCTTGCACGACCTGTAAATGCGCTGACCCCGACCTTGTTAAATGCTCCGAGCATTGCTACAGATGGTTCCCCGCCCGCTACATAGCATGACTGAATCACGCCTTTGAGAAGGGTTTCAGTAACGGCACGTGCAGTTGCTGCATCAGTAGGCGCTGCACCTCCAGAGCCGGGATCGGCTCCAGCGGGACTTCCGCCTCCACGTGATGTATTGGTTGTCATCCACGTTTCATACCCACCCAGCTTACGAGCAGCAGAGTTTGTACCATTTGAGAATGCAACATTACCAGTCAGCGCAACTTCCATGTCACGTTTAAGCTCTGCCGTTTTATCTGCCAAAGCCCGTGCCATGTCATTTGAGCGTCCTGCGACATCAGATGCCATGTGTGTACCAGACACAATTGCTGTTTTCCGTGAAATCTGGGAATAATTCCCGACCCGTGCGGTTGCAACAATCGCATCAAAAGTATATTCATCTCCCTCCACCTGAAAATTATTTGCGGCTGCCGCAAGGCTTGATGTCTGCCATTCATGAAAAGTATTCTTGGCAGTAGTCCTTCCGATCAGACTCATAAAGGGAGTTTTGCGCGGAGATACTTGGTATATTGAATTCGTTAAGTCTTCACGAACACCAATTGCATCCCTGCGGGTTAGTGTATTTGTTACAATAGCCATATTGTTGACTCCTTATTAAATTATTTGTTTAAAAACGTCGGCTAAGTCATTAACCGAACCACTTTGTTTTAACCTTTTACTGGCCTTACTCATTCTAAGCTGTTTGGTTTCTCCGATCTGACTTCCGGGTTTCATGGATGTTCTTGTTTTTGGAACCAGCCCCTTGCGTTTTTCCTGCACCTTGTCATATTTAGCTGCTTTCAGGAGTGTTATAACTGCTCTGGCATCAAACAGGTTATTCAGTTCAGCAGTATCGTACCCCGAATTCCTGCCATACTCTACAATTAACTGTTTGTCTTTGTTTGCCAAATTTTCATCAGCCCATTCAGGAATCAGGCCAAGTAATACTTCCTCCTGCTCCTCTAGGAATTTAGCTTTCTTCTGGCTATTTTCATAATCCCTGTGCTGCCTCAACTCCTCAAGGTGAGTCTGGTTGAGCTGTGCCTGATGTTGTCCCTCTCGCAAGGCATCTCGTTCCTTCATCCATTTTATCGGATCAGTCTCCTCAAGATTATCCCAATATGCCTGATCTTGTGCAGGCTGTTGATTCTGTGCTTCCAGTGTTTGAAGTACCTGAATTGCCCGGTCACGAATCTCCTGTGATTGCCCTTTTTCCTCCTCAAACTCCTTGCGGTCACCTGCAAGTTTCTGTGATTTCTGCGTATAGGCTTCATTCTGGGAAAAGCCCGTGACAAGTTGCTCCTGAGTGACTCGGCGCTCCTCTCCGTTAATTTTAACGGAAACAAGCTCCTCTTCCTGCTCTTCGGCCTCATCATCGTCTATTTCCTCATCATCAAACTCCGCTTCTTCTTCTGTAAGCTCTTCATCAATTTCATCTTCCACTGTTTGATCTTCAACAGCTTCCGATTCAGTAGTGGTTCCGTCTGTGGCTACTCCTTTAGAGTCCAATTCCGCCTCCCACATAGCGGTTGCATCTATACCAGTCTCTTCATCAACGGAGCTGCTGGCTTCCTGTGCTACCATAATTTCCTTTTATTTCATTGTCGTTTTGCCAATTTTATGTCACTGACTGTTTCATTTAATATTCCGGTTATGTCATCCACAACCTTTATTTTCTGGTATGCCTGTTCACGTTTATGCGTATCATCAGGATGTGAGCATTCCCAGTCTGACCGATAACCGTCCTTCAATTCTTCCACTGCCTCATAGAAAGCCGGATTTTCGATTATTTTCTGTGCTTTGTGTCCACTCTCGATCCTCTCTTCCACGGATTTTTCCGCCCTTTTCTTTCTTGCCATGTTAGTTTGTCTCTAATTGAGGTTGTTGCCTGATTATTTCACGATCCACGTCGAGCATGCCACGTAGCTGGGTATTATCCAGAGTTGTGGAATACTGGCTTTCGATCTGTTTCTTCTTCATCTCGATTTCTGCATCCAGCTTATCACGTGCCAGATCATCATCCCGTATCATTTTCTCCTGATCCATTGCAAATTTCTGCTTGTCCAATTGGATGTCTGCCGAAATTTTATCTGCCTGTGCCGTCACAAAAATCTCATCCACAGACGGTTTAGGTTCTTTGGGAGGAGGTGGCTGGTAGGTGGCAGGGTCTGTCCAGAAGGTGCCTACATCCTTAAAGCCGCTTAACTCTGTCATTTTTGCTAAAGTTGCATGGTATTGCTGGTAGTTTACAAGAGGATTTTCCGGTCCCAACTGTTGCAGAATTGCTTCCTGCTTGCCTGCCACCGTTGCAAGCATGGACATTCTTTCCTCTGTAGTCCCAAGCCCCAAAGCCACATTAACAGAGACATCCATGCCACTGTCCCAGCTACGAGGATCAACTGGAACCCATGTGTTACGTAAACGCACCATTCTTGCTTTGTCATGGTGCTGGGTAAGTAGCTTTAGAATCTTACGGAAAAGGGGTTTCATACCCATTTCAGCAAAATTCCGGCAAACTAGCTCAATCTGGGCTTGGGAAGCCGATACAGTCGCACTTACTGCTGCTTTCGTCGAGGATTGAAGAGCATCAGGATTTAGGCCCATACTGGCCCGGCTCATACCCGTCCTGTCTTCCTTGAGCTGGTCGAGGTAATCGAGCATAGGAAATGCTTCCCTGCCAGTAAAATCCTTTTTAAGCTCCTGAACTGCTCCCGGGGAACGCATGCGGATGATTTTGCCAACGGCATTGGATGTAACATCGTGCATATTGGCTTGTCCTTCAACTACGGCTGTATCGGGGTGGATTGCCTTACCCAGTGAATCCAGCATATTACGCAACACCATGCTTTTTATGAGCTGGACATCCATGATTATGTCTGCCACAGACTGTCCGACCCAGCGGTGTGGTTCAGGGTATGGACTGAAAATAATAAAAGGGATTGAATTAACCGGGTGATGATACAGTACCTTATGCTTGTCCCCGGCACAGCAAAAGCGCCTGAGTTCGCTCACGCCGTCGTTATCATAATCCACTTTTATAAATGCTTCGGTGTAAAGTACGGTACGGTTGGATTCTCCACGGTCCATGCTTTCTGAGTACATGGCACTGGGGTTGCGTGTCTGGTATTCAAGATTATTGTCAAAGTTGTCTTGATCTCCTGCCAAATCCAGCATTTCATGGAAATCATAACCCAGTTCAACCAGCTCTGAAACCGTCATGTAACGCCTGTGTGCCACCACGCTTGCTTCATCCACACTTCTGGCACGCCTGTCCACAAGAAATTCCTCCGGCGGTATTGAATTAACGATTATCCTGCCAGTTTCAGTATTACGACGGACAACCACATCATGCAACTGCGGTTGTTCCTGCGTTTGCATAGGAGAGCGAGATGGCTGCCCGTCCGGTAGGGGCGGAGGCTCTTCATAATTAGGATCAGGATATGATTCTATTGCTGATGCCTCAATCATGGGGTCGCTTATCAGGGCTTGCAGGGCTTGGTCGTCAAGTCCGCTGTACTCCTCATGTTCCAGCTTCTCTATACTCTGCCAGTCCACTTTTGCAATGCCGATCCGTTTAAGGAGGGCATCACGGAAAATACCGGAAAATATCTCGAAACTATTGTTATCTTGGGATAAAATTACTTGATTGATGTAATCTGTGGCTTGTGCGGCATTCTGGACATCCATTTGTTCACGTGGCATGAATTCAACGACCTTCTCCGGGCCGAAAAATGTCCGCATAATCTGTGGAAGCATCATGTTGATACAGTCACGGACATCGTATGTGACAACTTGGGAACGTCCTACTTCCTCATTGCCATACGGTTCTCCGTCATAATACTCAGAAGCCTTTATTCTGGCAGGAGCTTCTTCGGTATCAATATAATCTTCTGCTTCAGAAATTAAATTATCAACAATCGCATCCAATTCGTCCGAATCCATTGGCTCGGCTTCATTGACAACGATTTCTGAGTCTTCTAATTCTTTTCCCTGTGCATGTAATTCTGTGGATGTTGCCATACATCTTCCATAATGTAGTTTCTCAAAAAATACTGTGAAATGAAGAATATGTCAAGTTTAAAAGTGGCATGCCATGAAAAAAAGTTGGTAAAATTCTATATTTTTATGGAAAATTCCATTTTTAAACTATCCCGGGCATCTCCCTTACAAGCGGCCTGCTCCACCTGAATGGTCCTGTTGTCATCGAGGCATAGCTGGCAAATGTCAGCATCAGCGCATCGGCTGCATCAGGGCTGGCATTCATTCCCAGCCTCTGCCGGGTACGGTCCTTTGCCTCTACCTTGAGCTTGTCACCAGAATTAAAGTCCCTCCGTACACAAACAAGCTCCTCTATCAACCTGTCATCATGCGGAATTACCACGTCACGCCTGTAAAACCAGTCACGGCAACGCCACCAAAGCTCAGAACGCAGGTTGAAATATTCCGTGCCTATGCTGGCAGCTTCAGAAACATTGATGCCGCGTATGTCCACTCCCTCCTCTGTGAGCCTGTCGCACACGCCAGCTCCAAGCCCGATTGAGTCAATACAGCACTCCGATACATCATACCCGCTGCTCTTGACTGCATTCATCTCACTCCTTATCCACCCAACTACCTGCATCAAGTCAAAACCCTTGCGTATCTTGATTCCTCCTCCAATAATCTTGTTGCCCTGACGGATACAAATTGCGCTGGCATCATTACCACGCCGTGCAATATCCACACCCATTACAACTGAACCGCCAATTCCCTCAACTTCACGCCCAACTGCACTCTCTACCAGCTCCCTTGAAATAATCGTGTCCTCATCATCAAGCGGAAAGTCGCCAGTTACCCTGACACGGTAAGGATTTGTTCCTTCCCCATACCTCAGCTTCATGTCATCAATGTAGTCCTGAGATACACGGGGACTGTCAAGACATGAAATGTGCAGGGTCTTCCAGTAGGCAGCAAGGCGGGTGTGAGTTGCGTGAAAAAATCCTGTATTCTTCACTGGATTTCCCAACAAAATGGTCACAGCATTATGAGAACTCATCGATCCTGATGCTGCCTCAAATATCTGCTCCGGCACGCCTGATGCCTCGTCTACCACCAAAATCACCCAGTCAGAATGCACTCCACTTAATGCCTCCGGAGATTCTTGGCGTGAAACCCTGAAACTTATGAAACTCTCCGAGGGCGCACCCTTCAGCCTTATCTGCTCCGTCAATACCTCAATCTGGGAACGTAAAGCATCAGGTAACTCATTGATCCACCTCTTTACCTCTGATGCCAAAGCATCCTGTAACTGCGTGATCGTTGGGGCCGTTACTACTGCCTTCTGGGGATAACGTGTGAGCAAATGCCAGATCATTAACCACGATGCAACTGAACTCTTGCCTGTTCCATGACCCGAGCGCACCGAAATCCGCCTCTCTCCTTCTCCTACCCACCTCAAAACCTGTGCCTGCCACTTATCAGGCGTTACCCCAAGTACATCCTCTACAAATAGTACGGGGTCCCTGCCATATTTCTCGAAAAATTCCTGTACTACCGCTTCAAAACTCATTCCTCGACCTTTGGCGTTATATCCCGTAACCTCGTCTCCTGACGGGACATTATCATCTTTAACTGCTCAATGTAAACCTTCGTCATGTCTGTCGTCTTTACATTCAACTCATGACGCTCACCAAACATCCTCGGGTAATACTTCGTCGCCAGCCACTTCCGGGCATCTATCGAAACCCTCGCTACATCACTCTCTATCTCTCCACTCTCAAGCCTGTCAAGCATCCCCTCTATACTCTGGGCATGATATACCGCCCTCCCCTCATGTGCCTGCAAAAACCTCTCATGTAAATCGCCCGTCCGTAACCTGTAACGTAAACTTGCCTCGCTCATCTTGTGCTTCCTCGCTAAACCCTGCAATGTCTCTCCCATCTCTATATCAGAAAATACTTCCTCCCAAAATTCCGATGCGTCCGCCTGCGGAACCTTACCTAATCCTACACTCGAGCTTACTTCATCACGGTTTGATGCTAATATACCAACCGTGTTTGCACCCAAATCCTTCTTTAACTGTATAAAGTTCGCCTTGCGCTCTAAACGCTTCTCCTTGCGGCTCTTCTTCTCCATTCGGCTCCGTTCATTCTACTTGACTTACTTATTATGTTCTAAACTGTTTTTAAAAATTAGTAAAGAAAAAT